GCTTCCGTCTGGCTCCATCCGAAATCCGGCATTTTGTCCTTTTGTGCAGTAAATGAAGCACTTAAAGGGCTGCCCCTGGAAGTCTTTCGGAAAGTTCTTGCGGATTTCCATGGTCTTTTCTCCGCGGAAAATCTTTTGGCACCACTCCGGGCGGATGCTCAAAAGAACGGCAGTTTCTTCCATGCTCATTTCTTTTCCTCCCACGGTAGTTTCGGAAGTGGCATCCAAACGCGGACCGCCTCCGGGTTCTCTCTGGCGTACTGTAAGGACGTAGCGACCGCACAATGGGCACCGGCGTGGGCGATCAGAACGCGGCCGCAGCAGTCTCCGTCTTCTTCCTTCGGAGGCTCCTCTGCCGTGTAGCGCCAGCGCTGGGCGTCCTGGGCTGCTGCCGTCGGAGTGTTTTCCACAACGCAAACAAGCTGCTCCAACTCGTTCTCCATGTCCGGGTTATACCAGCCGCCCAGGATTTCCGGGGCCAGGTCGCGGATTCTCTGGATCACGTCCTCCGCGTAGACCATACGTTTTTCGCTCATTTCTTCGCCTCCTCAAAAATCCCAGTCTTCCGGGACACCCAGACGACACTCACCGTCGCCGTTATCGCTGGTTGGCTTATCAAAAGGACATCCAGGGCAACCATTCCCGGTCGCCAAACGGCAACGGCAAAGCCCCATCAAATAACGGGCCATTTCCTCCGGGCTCATTATGGCAGCTCCGGAGCTGGCTTTTTCCTCCTCGGCTTCTTTGTATTCTAAGTCAACTTTCTTAAAACCCAAAAATTCAGAAACGCCATAACTTCCGCCGTCGCAATGGTGGATAGAAAACAGTGTGGGCGCGTTCATGCACAGTCGTCCAGGCTCAATGCCGCTTGCAGTTAACGCCGCCTCGTTTGCGCCATTCATGGCAGCGCGTCCAGTGTCCGTGCCGCCTTCAGCGTATTCCTTTCCGCAAAGGCGACAACGGTACACAGAAATATATCTAGTCATTCCCGCGCCCCCGCGCCTTCCGAAGGTGCTTCATTTTGTAGGCAGTTTCCTGGTAGCCCTGCCAGCGTTCAGAAAACCACTGCTGCCAGGTCGCGCAGCCCGGGAAGGCCTTTCGGTTGTCGCCTTTGCCAATGGTAATGCTCGTGCAGCCAGCGGAAGCGCATTTGAGGCAAGGACTGTCCGCCGGGCGTGGGAGGTTGTCTGTGCTGCTCATTGTGTGTTCTCTCCTTTCGCCTTATTTCCGGCCCCTGCGGGCCTTCGGCGGCTCGCTGTTCATGGGCTGGTATCTGTTCTTGTTCTCGTTCCACTCAAGCGCCACAGGGGCCTCACAGTTCAGGCACGGCATATCAAATGCGGCGTCCTGGATATTCGTGTGGTACCGGTAGGCGCTGCCGCACTCGCACCAGATCTTGACCTGGCGCATATTTTTGAGCTCCGTTTTCCCGCCGCACTCCCGGCAATAACACGAGGAAATCGGTGTCTTTGCGCAGAAGCCGCGTTCCTGGCCGCATTTTTCGCAGCGCACATACAGGAAGCCGGTAAACTTTGCCTCGACGGGCGGCTCCGGGGCCCTGTGGGCGCTTTCGGCGGGCTGTGCAGCTTTTGCCCTTTCCAGAATGTCCAGCCGCTGCACCGCGCGCTTTTTCTGCGACTCTGGCTTCTGGAAAACTTTCGGCGCAACCGGCGGCTGATCGGCCGCGCCCTTTTCGGGCTCCTTCGCGGCCTTTTCCAGCGGTTCTTCCTGTCGCTGCTGGGCGGCGGCCGCCTCCTTCTTTTTCAGCTCGCCGAGGATCTCGACGGCCAGGTCGTCCAGCGTGGCCCGCTCCGCCGCCGTGTGGCCCGGGTCGCCAAATGCGGCTCCCGCCTCGTAGCAAGCCCGGCGCAAAACGCGCAGCTCTTCAACGTTGAAGGCTTCAAAACGTACTTTTTCCATGTGTTTCTCCTTAAAGCCAGGCTTCCACAATGCTGTCGTCCGGTGCTGCCGGAAGGCGGCTCATTTCAGCCGGAATTGTCTTTCGTAACTCTTCCAGGGTGTCTTCCAGGGCCATGTATTGGGTGCTCGTCGGGACGCTCATGTCCCAAAGGCGGGCAACATAGCGCCGCGGGTAGTCGTCCTGGTTTGCCGTCACGATAATAACGGGGATCGCGGCCTGCTCCGTCAGCTCCTCATAGTCGAAGCGGGCTAAATAAATATCGTCACTCATTCCAGAACTCCTTCCAGCTTTTCAATGGTTTCCAGGTAGGGCAGGCCGGTGCGGCCGCCGAGGTTTACTTCCCAGGCCGGAAGAAAATCTTCCGGGGCTGCGCTCGCCATGGGTGGCGGCGTCCATGTCTGGCCGTAGGCCGTCACGGTGGGCGGTGCGCGCTTTTTCTTGGCCGTTCCCTTCTGTGCGGCCCATGTGTTCCTGGCAGCTCGCCAGAAGGGCCAGGGGACGGCAAAGAAGCGGCGAAGGCCAAAGCTAACCAGGATCATGCCCACCGCCTTGTCGGTCGTCCAGGCGTCCAGGAAGGCGGCTTGATGCGGCTGTACTGCGTCAAAGTCGATTCGGCCGGTGTGCGTCTGCTTTGTCTCCACCGCAACGGGGATGCTGTTGTATCGTCCCAGGAAATCAACGCAGGATTTATGCTCCACCTTGCAGCTCTTGATCTGGCCGGTGCTGTCTCGTATCGGCAAAAACTCCGTTGGTACCTTGTAGACCACAGCTTTTCCGCTACGGGTATACAGGTCGTTCACCTGTATAACGAAGTCCTCAAAATCACGGCCGCGGTTTGCGAATGTGTTGTAACCTCTCATGCTGTCCTCCCTGGGCTTTAATTTTCTTCTGCCACTCGCAGAGGGGGCAGACGTAGGATTTACCGCCGCCTTTTGTTATGCGGCTCACGTTCCAGCGGTTCCCACAGATCTTACAGATCCGGTAGCACCGGCCGTTCTCTGTGCTCATTTCGCCCTCCATGATGGGCCGTCAAGCGGAACTGCAAGGCACATTTCCCGGAGGCGGTCAATCATCTTCTGGGCGTTTCGCTCACTGCACCCGGCCGGTGTCAGGCTCCGGGT